GTAGAGGATCGCGTCCATGACGATGTCCATGGTCCGCACGCGGGTGACGAAGGCCCATTTCGGGTCGCTCGACAGGGTGCGGTTGCCCCACAGGCGGAAGCCGTCGTCGCGAATGATGGTGGCGATGTTGGCGTTGTTCAGCAGGTTGGCGCGGCAGGTGTCGTCGCCATCGAGGAACTCCACGGCGCGGGTGGTGCCGGTGATGCCGACGAACTCCTTGTTCGACGGCGACGCCCAGAAGCCGTACTCGCGGTCGGTGTGGGCGAACAGGCCGGCAACCCAGGCCGAACCCGGCGCGTCAACGGTGGCCTCTGCGACGTTGTCCCAGTAGCGCACGCCCGGGTCGACCAGGAAGGCACGCTTGGCGCCGAAGTTCTTGGCGTAGGCGATGGCCGCTTCGTCGGTGGTGTTGGGGCCGTCGATGATGGCAATGGCGCGCAGCTTGTCGGCCAGGGCTACCAGGGCGGTACCAACGGCTTGGGTGGAGCTGTGCTTGGGAGTGACCAGCAGGCGCGGCTGGGCGTTGAAACGGCTCTTGCCGTCGAGCAGCGCCTGCAGGCCGGTGCGCTTGCCGTCGGCCAGCACGTTGCCGATGATCGCCGCGGTCTGTTCGGCGCCGTCTTCGAGCTTGGCCACGCCGCAGGCGACGATGACCGCCTTGGCGCGGCTGTAGATGGCGCGGCAGGCCTTGGTGATCGCCGCGTCCTGGCCGAACGCCGCGACCGCTTCGCGCTCGCTGGTGATCAGCACCAGGTCACTGGCCTTGGCGGTGACGCCCGGGCCTTCGGTGAAGGTGTCGACCAGGCCGATGATCGAGGACGATGGCAGTGCGATGCTGCGCGCGCCGGTGTCGACGTTGGTCACGGTGACGCCGTGGAAGAATCCACTCATGTAGGTGTGCTCCAGGTTTTGATGTAAAGGTTCAGGTGTAAAAAAGCCCCGCGTTTGCAGGGCTTGAAAGGGTTGAAGTGAGAAGCAGGTAGTGGTGGCAGCCGAAGCCGCTTCAGATGAGCTTGATACGACTCGGGTACGCGATGTTGCGCGGCCTTACCGCACCGAAGTAAGCACTGTTGGCGGCTATCGTTTGGGTGGTTGCAGAGGCTGAGGTAGTTGAAACCGCAACGGTTTCGTTGGTGTCCGAGACATCGAAAAACCTCGGCTTCATGTTTTGCATACGCCTCAACGACGACACCGCATCGACAATTTCCCCATGCACCAGCGAAGCAAGCTGGTACGAACCTGCGATTCGCGCGGGGTCCGCACCGCGGCCTTCATCCAGAGACCGCAGGAATTCACCACGCAGCTCGGGAATGCGGAACGTGGTTACCCCGTCTCCGCGTGTCCAACCGCCCTCCATGCCCACGCGCTGCGCTTCGTTCACCAACATGCCCGACTGTTGTGCGTGATCCCACAGCCATGGCCAGTCCCCCCGCGCCAGCAGCCTTGCATTAGGGATGCTCCAGCCCCCTGGGTTCAGCGCGGTCGAGGTTTCGAACACGACACGCCCCAATGGGGTGTTGTCCATGCGGTCCAGCAATAGCCAGTTGCCTGCGCCATCACTGCGCAAGTGCCAGAAATCACCACCGCCCAGCACCATGCAGAAGGGATAGCCTTCAGGGCGAAGGTGGGTATGGAACTTGATTTTCTCGCCGTTGGCGGCATACACGAGCAAGGCGTTGGCACTGTTGTCGACGCGCTGAATGCGCACGTCCATGACCTGGCTCGCCTTGGGCAGGGTGATCATGGTCTGGCCTGCCGAGGCGTCTGCCAGCAGAAAACCGGTTTCGTGAGCTTCCAGCACCTTGTTGCCACGAATGACCGTGTTGTTGATACCCTGCACCGAAAGCATTCCACTTTCGATGGCTGCAAAAACATCACTGCGGCTCATGCCGACCTCCCTGGCTGCACAAGAAATTCAGGTGCCACGGGGCGATGTTCGATCTGAGGAAATTCACTGGCCTGAGGCCAGTCACGCAACGCCTGGATATACACCATCAGTGCGCTGTACTGCTGCGCATCGAGCGTGGTATCGATGCCCATTTCCACCTGATCGCGGTGTCGGTCCCGCAGCCAGGCCATCTCGGCCAGCTTGGCGTCACGCCACACGCGGTCATCGTTCTGCCCTGCAGGTAGCCGTCGGTTCAGAAACGCAAGGTAACGTGGGTCATCGTCTTCCACTTCCACGATGCCCGGCCAGAACTCAGGTGATTGAGGGCAGGCAAAGACACTTGCCACCTCCCCCTCCAAGATACTCAAGTACTTCATATGCGATACCCCGTGATGTAGACGCTGTACTCCGGCGTACCCTGTGTCTGGTTGACGGTAGTCATGTACATGAGCTGGCGCGTAACGAGCGGCAAGCCTTCGAACATGATGGAACTGGCGCCGTTCGCCGGAAGAGTCGCGGTGTTGCGTTTGATGCCTATGCCATTGGGTGTTGCGTACAACTCGATGGAGATCGCGCCCGCCTGAGAACTTCTGACCGAGAACAACCCCTCGGCCGATACTGCGTTGGGAGGCACGGAGCCTGCCAAGGAGACCGGTGCCATGCTGACGGCAGCGGTCCCCAGGTAGGGTTGAGTGGGAGCTGGCGCAACCAGGCGTCCGCGCACCACCACTGGGAGCATTCTCCCGGCGCCATCCGTTGGCACTACTGCCACCAGTGCCGAGGCGCTGAAACCTCCAGAAGGCCATGGTCCGGCAAATACCTCGGCAGCTATCTCCTTGCTGGCATTCACCGCTACCGCTGCGGTCGTTTTGGCTTGGGAGTTGTGCAACACATAAATGGCCACATAGCCGTTGGCAGGCGCAGTGCCGGTATTCATGCCGCCGGCACCGACCGTGCCCAGGTTCAACGGCACAGAGACGTTCGCAACCGACCAGCCGGCGCCACCCAGAGCGTTCTTGACCACCAGTTCATCTGCCTGAACGGTTGCCGTGGCAGATGCCGAAGCGATCTCCATGCGCACACCGCGCGCCTCGCCCACGGTCGCCGATGCCTTCATCAGCGCCTTCGCTTCGGCAATCAGCGCGGCAACGTCGGCATGGCCCTGGTTAACCGGGATGCTCCACGCCTTTATGCACCACATGACTGCCAGGTTGCGTGGGCGAGTCTCCTCACCTCCCGTGGAGGTAAGATTTGTGAAGTTGGTACCTGTAGCGACTCCACCAGCATCAGCGCCGACAAAAAACGGACCGCCGGTGTTATCCACAACATTGGATGCCCACATGGGTGCCCCGTGACCATGGCTCTTGAAGGCATCAAGTTGATTGCTGCCAAGCTCACGCCCGACATCAACGCCTCGCCCATGATCCCATCCCCGAAGAAACTCACCGCGCGCTTCCGGCAAACGGAAGAAGCCCTGTGCCTCTCCCCCCTTGTTGTAGTGAGTCCCCAGGTAGGCTGCGAGATCCGGATAGGTTGTGGCGCTCTGCAGGCTGCCATCAAGCTCCAGGTAACCCACCGGTACATCAGCCTTGGGAAATGGCAGGATCGCTCCGACAGGGATTGAGGAGCGCAGAGCTGTCAGCTCGGCAACGAGGGCTGACACGTCGATCTGCCCCTGATTTACCGGCGCGCTCCAGGCCTTGATGCACCACATAACAGCCATATTGCGGCTGCGCGTTTCACCGATACCCAATGAGATAGCTGGTCCAGTTTTCAACCAGCCATCTTCACCCGTAGCAGCATAAATCACATCGCTCGCCACACTGTTTGTTCCTGGAACACCAATGGCAGCAGATCCGTAAGGCCACTCCCCTCCTCCGCTACCCAGGCCCCGAGCGTTTTGGATACATGGCACTTTCGTTCCGGGATCATTTACTGGAGTCACGTGCGAATGCGCCTCCATTTGATGTCCTTGAAAAGTCCCAACAGAGCGTCCAACATCGACACCCCGTCCGTGATCCCAACCTCGCAAAAATTCACCACGGGTATCCGGCAGGCGGAAGAATCCTGCTGCCTCATTGCCCTTGTTGAAAGCCCCACCCAGGTAAGCCGCCAGGTCCGGATACACCGCCGCGCTCTGGGTACTACCATCTACTTCGAGGAAGCCCGCCGGCACGGTGCCTCGTGGGAACGGCAGCATGGTGCCCACCGGTAACGCCGACGCTGTATTCAACAACGCCTGAGTCTCGGCCTTGGTGTAGCTGTTCGCGGCCTGGAACGAGCTGAAGGCCAGGATCTCCACGGCCTCACCCAAGCTGCATGGGGCCTTGAACGTGATCTTCTGGCCGTCGGACAGGTAGTCGGTGATCTCACGGCCATTGCGCAGCACGATGGTGCTGCCGATGGTATGGGCCAGGTTGAAGACGGTCTGGCCGACCGACGCTTCGAACGAGTAACGCTCGAACGCTTTGTTGGCACCAACGCCACCACCGAGCTGGAAGTAGGTGCCGTCGTAGTTCAGGTCGTACAGGGCGCCAACGCGGATATCGCCGCCCACCAGGTCGACCAGGCCGCTATTGCCGGACTTCTTCACCGCCACGGCGGCCAGGCCATTGATGCGTGCCGTCACGGCGCCGGTATTGGTAGCGCTGGCCTGGAACTGGAAGCGCTGGCCAGCAGCGTAGGCCGCCAGGGCCGATTCGCCGCTCTTGAGCTTCAGCGTCAGGGCATCGGCGGTGCCGGTGGCGACACCCAGCCAGGCCAACGGCCCGACGTCCTTGGCCGCATCGGCGCGGCGCAGGTACTGCGGGTGCGGGTCGGCGGCCTCCACGTGCGCCTTGAGCTGGTTGCGGGCGTAGAGCTCGGCCGCTTCGCGGGCCTTGTCCACATAGTCGCGTGTCGCCAGGACGATGCTCGGATCGACCTTCAGCGTGACATTGGCGAGGTTGCCGAACACCACGTGCATGCGGATGGTCTGGGTACGCCCGGAGCCTTGCGCCAGCAGCGGCTTGTAGCTGGGCGCCGGTTTGGCCACGGCAATGAAGTTGCCCTTGGCATCCTCCAGCGCCAGCTCACGGATCCACCAGCCGCCGGTTTCCGGTGGCAGAACCAGTTCGGCCACCAGCACGCCAGGGTCGGCGGGCGATTGATACAGGGCATTGAGTTGTGCCCGATAGACCTGGCGCACCAGCGCGGTCTGGGTTGGTTTAGGCGTTGGGTCGGGGGTCTGCGAAGGCTCGCCGCCGGCATCGCCGATCAACATGTGGGTGATGTTCCAGGGCAGGCCCAGCACGGCGGTGTTGGCCTGCTGGGCGATGCCCACGTTGGTCAGGAACCCACCGAATTGGGTGGTTGAGTTAGCCATTGAGGTAGATGTCCAGTATGTCCGAGGTGTGGTCGTTCACCAGGTTGTAAGCGCCCAGGTGTACGTCGATGTCCGATGCCTGCCAGGGAAGTACCTCCAGCAGTTCACCGTCGTAGAGCGCAACGGCCTGATAGGCGGGGATGTGGCTTTCGAGGCTGATGTCGAGCCCGACCAGGTGCCGGCTGACTGGCTTGGCGTCCTCGATCAGTCGGGTCAGCTCTTGGTAGGTCTGTTCATCGATACCGCTGTCCGCCACCCCGACCTTCAGGGCGAACGTCCCCGGCACCCCGGCAGGCTTGGCCTGCCACCATTCCTGCACCTCGATCAGGTAGCCGAATGGCTCGACCACCCGCCTGAGGGCACCGAGGGTGCCCTTGTGGGCGTGGACGAAGAACGCCGAGCGGATCACCGAGCGCTTGATCGCCTCGCTCCAGCTGTCGTCCCAGCGGTCCACCGACCAGGCCCAGGCCAGCTGGTAGAGCAGGTGCGCCGGGCAGGTGTCGGGGTTGTAGAGGGTGCGCAAGGCGGCCTTGAGGTCCTCGTCGGCGGCCACCTCGATGGCCCGTTCCAGTGGCGTGCGGTTGAGCGGCAGCAGGCTGTGCATGTCAGCCACCCCGCCGCAGTTCGATGTCCGTGCACCAGGCGGCCTGGGCCTTGCTCGGGCGGATATCGCTCCAACCGACCAGCTCGACGCGGCTCACGCCGTCGATATGCAACTGCGCATCAATCCCGGAACGGGCGACCTCGACGCCCAGGCGTCGGCGCGGGTTGACCCAAGCCTGGAGACGGCGTCGGCATTCGCTGAGGATCGCTTCGAACTCCGGGCCGTTGTCGGCCATGTGCAGCACCGCCTCGACCCGGTACGGCAACACCTCGGCGCTGCGCACGTTGACCCGGTCGGCGACCGGGCGGATATCATCGTCGTTGAGGTAGGCCTTGACCTGGGCCAGCAGTTCGGGGCTGGCCACGCCATCGTTGTCCAGGCTCAGCACGGTGACGTCCACCACGGCCGGCGACGGGCTTTCGGCGGTCGCGTCGGCGACCCGCCCCGAAGCGTTGCGGGCATGGAGGATGTAGCTGTTGCGCGGGCCGGCGGTGGTCAGGCCTTCGTAGACCAGCTGCACCCGTTCGCGCAGGGCGTCGTCGGATTCGAGCACAGCCTCGGTCGGAGGGATCGTGTTCGGGTCGGCGGCCTGGATCACCAGGCGCTGCAGGCTGACGTTGGCCGCCAGTTGGTCGAGGTCGCTGCCTTGGGCGTAGGAAAGCAGGAGCGCCTTGGCCGCGTCGTTGATGCGCGCCCGGTTGAGCAGCTTGCGGTAGGCGCCCACTTCGAGCAGCTTAGTCACCGGGTCGCTTTCCAGGTTGGCGGTCCAACCTTCACCCATCTGGGTGCGGAAGCTGGTCAGGTCTTCCTGGTAGAGCACCTCGAAATCCAGGTCTTCGAGCAGTTGCGGCGCGGGCAGTTTCGACAGGTCGACCTGGCTCATACGGTCACCTCCACCAGAGCGTCATCGCCCAGGTAACGGCCGCTCAGGGCCAGGCTGACCTGGCCGTCGAGCACGGCCACCACCTTGACCCTTTCCAGTTGCAGGCGCGGTTCCCAGCGCCCCAGGGCGCGGGCCACCTCGGCCTGCACCGCGCTCTTCCAGCCTTCGTTGACCGGCAGGTCGACGTAGCGGCGCAGCTGGCTGCCGTAGTCAGGGCGCATGCGCCGACTGCCCAGCGGCGTGGTGAGGATGTCTTCGATGGATTGACGCAGGTGGGCCACGTCCGACAGGGGCTGGCCGGTGCGGCGGTCCATGCCGATCATGAGGCACCTCTAGTCCCATGCTCATCCAATGTGCGGATATGCATGACGTTCTCCTGATATGAAAAAGCCCACGGGCGTGGGCTTGGGGTTCGACTCGACAGGGTCAGGACGGCAGCGCTGGCCAGTCGATCGCGGCGGGGTAGCCTGGCTGCTCTGACACACGGTTCAACGCGATGCGGTAGCGCTTCCATGCTTGCAATCGAACGGCCTCGGCCTCGTGGGCGTCATCCAGTTCGACGGCATCTTGCAGCGGAGCGATGGCGGCGTCGGCAAGACCGCGCAGACGCGCGATTTCAGCCTGCGTAGTGCTGACAGGATCAGGCCTCAACAGCCTTTGGTAGTACGCTTGGACTTCGGCTTCGGTCAGCGGAACCAGTGCGTTGTCGATATACGCATCCTGCGTGCCATCAGCCGTGAAGGCATGGATCATCGCCAGGCCATCCCATGGCTCGTCACGGTAATACTTCATGTGCGGATCAAACATTTCGACCTCCTGTCATCGCATTTCCACCCAACTGTTGAGTGGCCCCGGGTTGTTGCCGACGAACAGACCATACGCCGCGCCCGCCGGGACAATGATGGCGCCACTGTCGATGTACTGACCTGCTGCGCCGCTGTAGGACCCGGTGAGGGTGACGCCACCGACGACCCACTGCAGGTATGAGTTGACCTGGGTGGCAGGACCAACCAGTGCCTTGACCTGGATGGGTCGTCCGCTGTCGTTCACATAGGAGGTGTTGAGTGCCCGGGCGGTCGCTTGCCAGCCCTGCCCCACGGTGCCCATCGGCGTGGTATTGACCCATGCCGTCCAGACGCCCCCGATTACCCGGCGCATGGCCGTGAATTCATTGGTGACCGACCAGGCGACCTGCACGCATTCAGCGTTGGCCACTCGCCACATGGTGCGCACTACGCCATAGGCAATGAAAGCGGGTCGGTTGACCGTGGTATCGACGAACTGACAGTCACGGTTGTATTCGAAGTTCAGGTTGCTGGAAACACTCAGCCGAGTGGTCGGGGCACACTTCTCATACCAGCTGGTCCATTTGCCATTGATCAGCATGCGCTGGTACAGGCTGCTGTCGTTGTAAGCGGTGAACGTCTGCATTGAGTAGCTACCTGCCACCGAACAGACACGCAGATAACCGTTGGTATTGAACGGCAGGACACCAAGGCTTTTGCCTTCGACGTAGTAGTCTCCGGTGGAGCGCAACGCATCAATGTCGCCCTCCACCACGCCTGGGGTGAAGCCGCCAATGGCGAAGTCCCCGACCTTCAACACCCGGCCCGTCGTGGAGTCGCCGGTGGATGTGGTCAGTGCGGCGAAGGCCGCAGTGCCCAGATCGGACGACGCGGGTGTGATCCGCCAGTCGCTCCAGGTCTGGGTATTGGCATTGAACCCTCGGTGCGCCGATTTGCCGGTCATCGGGTCGAGCGAGGTCTGCACCACGAACCCGACGGCGGTCTGCGCAACACAGAGCAGCGGATAGCTGATCCCTGGCGGCAGGTGACTCGCGGTTCCGCTCAAGGCGCTGTACCAACCAGGGCTGGTGGCCTGGTTGAGGTCGGCAATATCCCGGGTAGGCGCAATGGGCGCGGTCAGCCCCATGTCGTCCATCATTTTGAAGTTGTTGTTGATCCGCGTGAATGCGGTGCGCGCAACGTCACCGTCCGCGCCGACGGGAGGGGTTCCCAGTTTGACCAGATCGAGTGGCATATGACCTCCTAGTATCCTGTAACGTCCAGAACCAAGCCGTTGTTGTAGGCGCCAACCGAGCCCTGGTTGCTACCCAGGCCTGGCCCGGCAAAGGCGGTGATGAGTTTGTTGCTGATCAGATAGCTGCCGCCGGCGGCGGGTGTCTGGCATTGGCCTTGCCACATGCGCACGGCGAGCCCCATCTGGGCGTTGGTGCCGAGGATCCGGGGGAGCCGATGCGATGTAGCTTTCGAAACCTTGTGCCAAGCAAGCCCTCTGTTCCATGTCCTGACCCAGCCAGTCAGCCCATGGGCGGGCAGGCAGTGGGTATCAATGCTTGTGATTGGCGGTGTTGCCGGCGGTGTCGATGATCCGCCCGCCGCCATTGATGTCGCCGCTGACCAGCAGCGGGCCATTGACCGTGACCTTGCCGGTCAGGGTGATGGCGGCGGCGTCGAGGGTGATGGCGCCATCGTTGACCACCAGGGTGCTGGCGCCGACCTTGACCGTGGCGTTGCCGGTGGGCAGCTGGATGTCGTAGCGTCCGGCCTGCCAGTCATAGCTCAGCGAGCCGCCATCCTCGAAGCGCCAGACTTCGACATGGTCGCGGGTGTCCGCGGCGCCGCCGGCATTGCCGTACAGGCCGGGCACGAAGGTGCCTTGCGCCGGCTCGCCACTGGGGCTGAGCAACACGCCCTGCTCGCCCAGGCTCGGTGCCCGCCAGTGCCGTGCCTTGCCTGCGGCCTGGCTGTGCCAGCGCACCCAGGCGCTGGTCCAGTCGCCGTCGGACACCCGCACCCGCGCCGCAGCCAGGTCCACCGCCACCACCGTGCAAGGAATCACCAGGCACGCCAGCATGCGGTCGTGCATCGCCGTGGCGTAGCTCATGCCAGGTCCTCCGGCAGCCAATAGGCTTGATGAGTGCCGGGGACGAGCCTCAGCATCAGGCTGCCAGGCGGTTGGTCGGGTGGGGGGCCAACACGGTCCAGGCTGTCGGCCGAGGCCAACGTCGATGTCGCTTCGCGCACCTTGGTAGTCAGCGTCGCACTATGTATGGAGAGTTCGCTCATGGGCGATTCCTCATGCAGGAAAGCGGCGATCATTTCAGTGCGGATGGCCACTCGAAGGTTTCAGGGAAAGCGTCCTGGTAGGACGGGTTTGGACATGCCACCTGACGGTTTCTAAAAGCTCGGCAGTAAGCGAGGCAGTGCCGGACGGGGCTCGATAAGGCTGGTGATGTATTCCAGGCAAAAAAATACCGCCAGGCGGCGGTGGGGACGATGTCGCTATACCGGACGCTGCGGTCGCTGGTCGACCACCGGAAGGCCTGAGGCCCCTTCATTTCAGGTGCGCAGAGCGATCCGATAGTCTCGCCATTGGTGCTTGCTGCCCGGCAGTACGCAGGGTCTTGATCTTCAATCATGAGCAGTTGGTCGGGAATGATGGTCATTTCCGATGCAATCCAGTCGGGCTCTACCGCAACAGGGTCGAGAGCGGTTATCCGTGCGAATTATTCATGGGCATCCTGATGTGCCATCAGCGTCAAGCCCTTCTCGACAATTAATTCCTGCGAGCCATCCGACCCTTAATACCCAGTCACATCAAGAATCAAGCCGCTATTATATGGACTAATAGCCCCTGACAACCCAGGTCTGGCAGTTATCGGGCCACCGAATTGCTGAATCACACTATTCGACAGTATGAACGTGTTATCTGTGGGTGTAATACATTGACATTGCCAGTACCTGATAATTGCTACCGGTTGCGTTGAGGTCCCTGCTCCTTGGACGAAGTACCCAGTGCTCTGCACGCCCATGCATACAGCCACTTTTCTACCGGATGGCGCCGCCCCAGAGTAAGTAGGGACAGTCGGTGGATTACCTACATCAGAAACCACAAGATCAACAGAATACGCGCTCAAAACCTTCATGTAGTTATTGCTACTATTGAATACTTCAGCACCTGCGGAGTCCCACACTTGCAAGCCAATGTTTCCGGGTCCACCTCCGAATCCTACTTGGTCAAAAATGAAGTACTCGACAGTAGCCCCCACATAGTTTTGCACACCAAACACATTAAACCCGGTATCTGTCGTTAGGTAGCACACTTTCACCGGGGACCTGAGCGCCAACACCGGCTGCCTTGCACTTACAGGATAGGGGATCGTCGCGTAAGAGGCCTGTTGATACGGGTTAATACCCATGAAATTCGGCCGACCCAATACTACAGAGCCCTTCTGAGTCAACACCATACTTTTGAAGCACTCATCAACCTGAAGGATGCCGCTGTCGTTCTGTATCTGAAGTCCAGCAGGCATCAGTACACTCCATACACAATGGTGCCAGGAAGAATTGCCCACTCCTGCAGACCCGGAAAATCCCAACTAAGCACAGTTCCTTTTATGGCCACTCTCACTGTTCTTTTTCCGAAAACATCCGCAGAAACGTTCCTTTGCTGTACAAAGGCCCAGCCAGTGCCATAGACCCCAAAAGCCGGAACCTGAATACTGCCAGGACTCGATCCGGAGTAGACCTGACCGATAACTCGGGTAAGACGGTCAGTGATTTCTACCGTATTTAAACCTACAGCATTGAACACTTGAAGTCCTTGTGGCATATCAGTTCCAGATACCTAAGCGCATGCACGCCGCTTCATATACGGCGACAATTTGATTGGTGATATTCATTCACCCCTGCCCTGGCTGCACACATTTGATTTCAAACTCACTTATCAGAAAATCTATGCTTCAGCCCTGCTGCCCCTTTTATGTAATTCGAACGCTTCCGTTCACCCGTGATGATCAGTTTGATGATGCCTGCGCGGTTTATGATCGCGCTGCTCATGAACACCTGGCCGTTGTTAACGGCGAACACGGACTTCGGCGCCCTATCTGGTTGATGCATGACGGAGAACAGGTTGGCTAGGCTCTGTACGAAAAGTCTTGAGACGCAGGTCAGGCAAGGCGAAAACAGCCGAGGAACGGTCGGAGTCGCGCCCGACTGTACTGGAGTACATGAGCATTCCGAGGCTGTTTTCAACGCAGCATGAACAAGTATCAAGGCTTTTCGTACAGAGCCTAGGAACACAACCATCGACTGCATACCTTCTGGCGTGTTCTCAACCCCGATCCCTACCCTAACGCGGTAGTGCACGCCGTTCGCATCTACACCGACCTTAATGTTCCTGGTCGCGGACACATTGCCCTCAAGGTCGGCACCCGCGTCGCAGCCAGGTCCACCGCCACCACCGTGCAAGGAATCACCAGGCACGCCAGCATGCGGTCGTGCATCGCCGTGGCGTAGCTCATGCCAGGTCCTCCGGCGCCCACTAGGCGGGCTGATTACCGGGGCCGGTGTCCGGGTCGAGTCCCAGCAGCAGGCTGCCAGGCGGCTGGTCGGGTGTGGTGTCGACGCGGTCCAGACTGTCAACCGAGGCCAACGCCGATGTCGCTTCGCGCACCTTGGCAGTCAGCGTCGCACTATGCATGGAGAGTTCGCTCATGGGCGATTCCTCATGCAGGAAAGCGGCGATCATTTCGGTGCGGATGGCCACTCGAAGGTTTTAGGGAAAGCGTCCTGGTCGGACAGGTTTGGACATGCCACCTGACGGTTTCTAAACGCTCGGCAGTAAGCGAGGCAGTGCCGGACGGGACTCGATAAGGCGGGTGATGTAATCCAGGCAAAAAAATACCGCCAGGCGGCGGTGGGGACGATGCCGCTATACCGGACGCTGCGGTCGCTGGTCGGCTAACGGAAAGCCTGAGGTCCCTTCTTTCCATGTGCGCAGAGCGATCCTGTAGTCTCGCCATTGGCGCTCGCTGCCCGGCAGCGCCGCAGGGTCTTGATCTTCAATCATGAGCAGTTGATCGGGAATGATGGCCATTTCCGAAGCTACCCAGTCGTGCTCTACCGCAACAGGATCGGGAGCGGTTGTCCGTGCGTAGTAATCATCGACCTCCCGATGTACCATCTGGGTCAAGCCCTTCTCGATAAATGAATCCTGCGAGCCATCTGCCAGAAAAGCGTAGATGTTCGATACCCCATCCCAATCGGCATGACAGTAATACTTCATAAGTTCATCGCGCATGATCTATCTAAGCTCCACAGCCACAGGTCCGGTATTCAGGTTACCGGTATTTGTCCACAGGGCATAAGTGGCCCCAGGGGGAATAACTATAGTCGCGGAAAGTAGCGCCCCCGCAGCGAAGGACATCGGACTGTACGACACGCCATTACCACCAGCGCCAGACACGTTTAGCGTGAAATATTGACTGGCACTGGATGCTTGCACTGCAAAGTGCAAAGTAATGGGGCGGCCTGTATCGTTCGTGTAAGTAGTACCTACCACTCGGGTGACAGGCGTCCAAACCTGAGCGGTCCCCATGGGGGTCAAACAAGTCCAGGGGGTCCAGTTCAACGATGTCCCATTTCTGGTCCGTGTATAGACCAACGGGCGATTGCCGCCAATCTCGTAGATCGTCTGCGTAACCTCGGCGTTGGTCACCGTGACCTGCATGTCGTACCAGCCACCGTCAGTCGGAACGTTTGTGCCGTTGCGGATACTGTACGTACCCGGGATCAGGGCAGTGTTCGGGTTTGCGGTGACAATAGCATTCCCCACCCCGAAATCACCTTGGCGTAGCAGAGGAACCCAAGCGGTCCAGCCACCTGCAAGCGACCAGCATCGCATGCGCATGACCATGTTTGACGTGCCGGTGGACATAAACAACTGAGTTGCCGTAGCACCAGGCCTTCCCCTGTGCTCGATGACACCACCGTAGGCTGGACTGATACCCAAGATCGCGGCCTCTGTACCAATAACCGCATAGTTACCGGAGGTCGTGTCCTGCAGAACATTGATCTGCGCGGCAGTGGCCAGAATTACCGTCCCGGTGACACCATAGTCCCCAACTGCGAGGGCCTCTTTCCATGGTAGCGCCGCGCCGTTGCTGCCGAAGTTAGCCCAATACAACTTGTTGTCTGCATCACCACCTACGACTTCCAGCGCTCGTCCCCCGGTCTCACGTTGAAGGTGGAGGCCTACAAATGTGCTCTGGGAAGGCATGGCAGGATCGTTGTAGCTCCTGAATGCCGTTGAGTAAGTAAGAGCCGTTCGCGGCTTGTCGCTCAGACTTGTCGCCCCCCAGCCGTAGTTGCCCACGCGCAGTGCCCGGTTCGGGGTGATATCGTCCCATGAGGCGGTTGCGGTCAAGGTGGAGGCATTGCCCAGGCCCCCGATGTCCATTCGAGTCCAGGCTGACCAGGCGTTGGTTTCATCGCGTGTCCGGCGCCACACACGAGTACCACCGTTAGCTGGCTCGAACGGGGTGTATTCCTGGATGCAGCGCAGCGCAGCCCCGCCGACGTCACCACGGAACAGACAACGCACAATGCCGGTCATGGCCAAGGGTAAGTCAGTAACCGTCGAACCCTGCACGTACCAAGTCATGTTGGCGTCGGTCAGGGTGTTGGCGCTGACTCCGGTGGTGATCGGCATCCAGTTCGTGCCAGTGATCTGCAGCATCCACGGGGACCAGTTGCCATCGATGTTGGTACGCAACCAGCTCCGCGGTACCGTGCCAATCCCGCCGCCGTTGAGCTCGGTGAAACGCTGGGAAATGCGGTTCGCGGTCTGGGTTCCCACAACTTCAAGGAAGCCGATGGCATTGATCGGGCCATTCGTTGAGCCCACCGCAGTGGTCACGATCCGGCCCGCGATGTTCTGTGTGTTGAAGTCGACCACCTGGGACGTGTTGTTGGTCAAGCCCAGGCCGAGATTGCCAGAGACTACTGCTCGACCGCCTTCTGTCAGACCTAACATTTCGACGGACTCAGGCCCCGTCGCGACGATTAACTTGTTCGCTGCCCACACGCTGTCAGAGAGTGCGGTTAGCTTTGCATTGGATCGCTGCGAAGCGCCGACCCCAGCATACAACTCGGTGAAATTCTCGTTTGCCTTGGTGAAGGCCGTGCGGGCGTCATCACCATCCGATCCATCAGGTGTCGTGCCCAAATTTATATTTTTATGAGCCATTCGGCCTCCTATCCTAGTACCCTGCAACCTCAACGATTCTGATGGGCGGGGCTGTAAAGCAAAAAAGTCAGATGGAGAGACCTACCACCACTGACCAATAAAATGTTACCGCACCCGAAAACCTTTATCAGAACGTCATAAACAGCAGGGTAATCGCAACAAGATCCTCACCCTGACTATACTCAACCATTCCAGTCGCCCGATTGTAATATGCCCAAGCATTTGAAACTTCAGACTCAAATATAGGCCGATTAGACACCGTCGTGACAATGCGTCGATCGTTTGCAATATCAGGATAAGGCCAAGCAATCATACCGGCCCAACCACTGACATTCACAGCGCCTAGAACACGCGTCAGATTATCCGCCACATTGTTCCGAGTAGTCCCATCAGGATTAAAAACCTCTAGCCCATTCATTGTGAACGCTCATAATTTAGAGGAACATTCGACACATCAACCATCAAAAAATTTTGATAGCCCGTTCCCCAGTAACCAGTAGGCCCTGCACCAGGAGCATCATTGACATAATTCACTGTATATCCCTTGAAATCTAAGCCGCTCCAGTAAGTTCTGGCATATGAGAGCTCAACGTCGACACCGTCCACATCCACCATGTACCCACCGGCAATGCAACAAGCAGCCACATTCAAGTGCGGAGCACGGTAAATAACATCAACAATTGATGGTTTATCACGCGTATCGACGTAGTCTATTACACGTAATGGGATATCATAAGCGCTATAAACCAGCACAGACTGGCTGTTAAACACCTGCATACCGACTCGATCCGATAATGATGGACTTACCAGATCGTAAATATAGTACTGGAAGGTAACAGTCTGGTTGGCTGGGTAGAAGAAGCTACATACTTTACGCCCATCACGGTATGAGCCCGGACCAAGGCACAAGCCAGGATAAGGAGTACGCACAGCCATAATTGCATTTGGCGTGGTACGTGCCCACACAGTCTGAAGAGACGACCACCACAGATCCTGATGGGTAGCTGATAAGTTTGCAGTAAACTGACCAGACTTTATCAGCACCATATTTCGGTAACTTTCGTCAACCTGGACAACATTCGAATCATTATATACAGTGATACCTGCCGCCACTACCAAACTCCCATCCTGACGCGTAACACGCCGTTCACATCATAGATTTGTATAAGCTGGTTGGTGATATTGGTACGCCCCTGACCTGGGTGTACGCCATTCACCTCAAACTCACTTGTCATAAAGTTCATGCGAATACCGCGCTGCCCCTGAATGTAATTCGAACTCTTCAGCTCCCCAGTGATAATCAGGTTGATGATATCTGCCTGATTTATGATCGCGCTGTTCATGAACACCTGGCCGTTGTTAACAGCGAACACGGACTTCGGCGCCCCACCTGGTTGATGCATGACGGAGAACAGGTTGGCCAGGAACACAACCATTGACTGCATACCTTCTGGCGTGTTTTCCACCCCGATACCCATCCCGGCGCCGTAGTGCACGCCGTTCGCATCTACGCCGACCTTGATGTTCCTAGTCGCGGACACGTTGCCCTCAAGGTCCACGACCGCGCTGGCGGTGTCCTCGACCATCGCTTCGGTGTTACCGACCCGGCTGGTGAGCTGCGTCACCGACGTTGCCAGGGCCTGGTCGGCCGTCGCCCGGGTCTGCGCTTCATGGTTGATCGCCGCTTCGTTGCCATCGATACGGGATTTCTGGCTGGTAATCTGTGCGGTCATTGCTTCATCGGCTGTGGTGCGGGCAGTCACCTCCTGTTGCAGGCGAGCCTCAGTGCCATCGGTTTTCGCCGAAACGGTGGTGATCTGCGTTGCCAGGGCCTCGTCCCCGGTCACGCGCGCATACGCCTCCTGCTCGAAACGGGCATTGAGGTCGTCACCGACCTGTGCTTCAACAGTGTCGATGCGTCGACTGAGTGCCATGTCCGCACTGCCGAAGGCGCTATAGATTGATCGCGCGCTCGCCCGCACGCCTCTGTCGCCGGCCTTCCAGCTGGTTTGACCGGCGAGGCGTGGGAACACCTGGGTCTCGACGCCGACCACGCGGGTGGCCATGGCCTGCAGTTCGCCGTCGACCTCTTCCACCCGGGTCTCTACGGCATCGACACGAACCGCCAGCGCAGTCACGAACTCACCGAGTGAGGCATAGTCGCCCATGTACTTCCAGTAAGCCCCGTTCACTACCTGCGTGCCAGCGGGAACGTCCCGCTTGGCGCGGTAAAGCTTGCGGTCATGCTTGACCAGGGAGCCGGCCAAGTAAGCCTTGCTCGCCTCCCAGTCCGGTGCGCCCACCACATCAGACAGCTGTGATTGCAGCGCGTCGAGCTGACCTTGCAGTGCGGTGTCGCCGGCAGTGATCCGCTCACTTACGGACCCAGGGCCCTGGCCGCTGATCTTAATGATCTCCTTCAGCAGCCCCTGGGCGAGCTGAGTTTCTGTGATCTTGCCGGTGATGTAGTCGAGCACCGCGTCAGCATCGGCGCTTGACTGGCCGTATACCCAACCGGACCAAGGCCCGATGTTGCCGGTGCGGTCGACCAGTCGGGCACGGAAGTAGCGAACCACGGCTGCGGCCATCCCGCTGTGTACATAGGTCGACGTCGGATAAGCAAACTGCCCAAGTGACAGTGGATTCTGCCCCGTGGGTCCCGACGCCGTTTGCACCTCGGTATACGCGGTATCCTCCGCGCCGGGTGGAAATCCCCAATTCAGCCGAATGGCGAAAATTTCCGAAGCAGCGTTCACAAACGCCAGGGCTGGCGGTATTCCCTCCTTGCCCTTGAGATCAGTCAAAGCCGACGTACGCCAGATCGATGCAATGTCGAATGCGCTGATCGCACGGACGCGCACCAGGTACTGGCCAGCGTAGATACCAACGACATCGACCGAGGTTGTCCCAATGGGCTGAAGCCTAACCCAGTTGCCATCGTCCTTGCGCCACTCCACCTCGTAGGCCACCGCACCGGGCACCGCGGGCCAGGCAATGGTCAGGGTGCTGACCGCCAGGCCCTGGCTGACCGCGTGGTTGCTGCTGAGGCTGACCTGGCTCGGTGGCGGCACCAGGTTGATCGGCGTGACGCTGATTGGCCGTTCCTCCAGCCGCGCGCCGCTGTCGATGTGGGCAAACTTGCTCGGCTCGTACTGCACCGCGCTGATCTCGTAGACCCCTGGCTCGGGTCGCGACACGCTGGTCACGCGGTACAACG